TACAAGATGAAGCAGCTGCAAAAGATAAGCTACAGACTTCTTATGACAAAGTTAAAACAGCAATTAATAGTACTATTGATAGTTTAAAATCTCAGGTTACTGTGTTACAGGATTATAAGAAAAATCTACAGATGAGTGACAAAGGTAATCTAACACCACAAGAAGCTTATGCAGCTTCTAAAGGACAGTTAGATTCAGCTGCTGCTTTAGCACAGCAAACACTTGGAGCAGGAGCTTCTAAAGCAGAAATTGCTGCAAGAGATAAAGCTGTTTCAAGTTTACCCAATTTAATAGATCAATTCTTAAATCAATCTAGAACTTCTTTTGCTAGTGGTGATCAATATCAAGCTGATTACTCTTGGGTAAATGGTTTGCTTGATACTACTACTGCACAATTAACAGCTCAAGAAACTGACGCAGAAAGACAGTTAAGTGTTTTAAATAATAGTGTTAGTTATTTAACTACAATTGATGAAAATACTAAAACAACAGCAAGCCTAATGGGAGAATTCATAGCTAATCAAGTTAGTTATGAAACTGCAGCACTAAGTGCTACAAAGCTTCTAACAGAAGAGTTAAAAGGTATATTATCAAGTTTACCTACAAAAGTAAAAGGATATGCTTCTGGCGGCTTAGCTGGTAGAGGTATAAACATGGTTGGAGAACAAGGACCAGAGTTAGTAGATTTCGCCTCACCAGGTAGAGTCTATACAGCTGGACAGACCGCTGCTTTTGGAGATAATACTGCACTAGTTGCTGAGTTAAAAGCTTTAAGAGATGAAATGTCTCAGTTACGTTCGGAACAAAAAGAACAAACTGGACATATTATTCAAAGCAATTATGATGCTAACCAGAAAAATGCGCAAGCAGTTTCTAATGTTACAGAAAATGCTATTAAGCAACAGACGTGGAAAGAACGTTCTCAAGTTGTAATAGCTTAAAATCAGCCCCAGCTTTGCCTGGGGCTTTTTTTGTGCCAAACAAAAATTATGCTTGACTAAATATGCTTAAACGAGTATAATATAGTAGATTGATATAGGAGCGCTTATGGCAATAAATTATACCCAAGCATGGCTTGAAGATCCTACAAGCATACGTGGAATATTAGTAGAAGTAACAGTTAAAGACTTGCAAGGTATATACGGTACTGCTGGTAGCGAAAACATTATATACTTATCTAATATTGGCTATGTTTCAGGAGACTCTCAAACTAGCTATCTGCCATTTTTAACAGGCAGTTTACAAACAACAGAATCAATATCTATTGACGGTTCACTAACAATGTCTTTTGGTGATATAGCAGTAGTAAATACAAGTGGTGAAAGAGATGACTGGTTAGATAGTACTAAGTTTATTTGGACAAATAGACCTATTAAAGTATATCTTGGCGATCCAAGATGGCAGTTAGAAACACTTACCGATATTCACGATACAACCACCGGCGGCTTCCAAAAAATATTTGACGGCATTGTATCTGATATAGATTCTAGTGGCAGAGACGTACTTAATATTAAAGTACGTGATAAATTACAAAGATTAAATGAGCCTTTAACAGATAATAAACTAGGTACTAACGGTACTTGGGGCCAAGGGCAAAGTAATCAAGACTCTATACGCCCACTAGTTTTTGGTGAAGTTTTTAATATCAGCCCTATATTAGTAGATCCAAGTCAGTTAGAGTACATGTTTCATGATGTTAATGTTGGAACAAATATTAAAGCCACAACAGCGGGTACAAATTTAATAACTTGCACAAGTACTAAAGGTTTTGTACTTAATGCAACCGTAGTATTCACAGCTACTGTAGTAGTATCTGGAACAGGACTAACACCTGCTACTGCGGTATTTGGTGGACTAGTTGCGGGTACTACTTACTATATTAAAACAATTAATAGTGATACCACTTTTACAGTATCTACAACTAGTGGTGGTTCAGTAGTGTCTTTAACTACAGCTGCTGCAGTTACTACTGCAACAGTACAAGCAGAAGCCCGAGTATCTAGCGCAGAGTTAGTAATTGAGATAAGAGATAATGGAGTGCCAATATATACAGATCAAAGCGTATATACTCTTACTGGAGTACCTAGACCTCAAGGTGCTACTATTAATTACACTACAGGTAAATTTAAGTTAACTAAACCACCAAGTGGGACAATAACTGCTAGTATACAAGGTGCTAAAAGATCAGTTAATATTAGTACTGGTCAACTAGTAGAAGGCACATACGTAAATAATATAGCTAATATAATTGCTCTTATAGTTACTCAATATGGATTAGCTTCTGTACGTTTATCTCCCTCAGACATTGATTTAGTTAATTTTAGTAGTTTTGCTACTGCTAATACGCAGTCTGTTGGTATTGCTATAACAGATAGAACTAATACACTTCAAGCATGTAGATTCATTGCTAATAGTGCTAATGCTAATCTATTTATGAATCGCACAGGATTATTACAGTTATTACAGCTTGGAACACCTACTTCAGACGATAAAGTGTATATTACTGATAACGATATATTACATCATTCTTTACAAATATCTAGTAAAACTAATGTTATGGCAGCTACTAAAGTGGCCTATTGCAGAAATTATACACCACAAACAACATTAGCATCCACACTTCCAGCTAATCATAATAAAATATTTCAAGAGCCCTGGCTTTCAAATACTGTTGTGGATTCAACAGTTCAATCTGATTATAAATTAGATTCTACACCAGTTCAACTTGAAACTGCTTTAATTAGAGGAACACACTCTGCAGCATTAGCTCAAAGTCTTAACTCGTATTGGAAAGTACCAAGAATTATTTACTCTTTCACAGGTACTAGCAAACTATTATCCCTTAAACTAGGTCAAGCTGTAAATATTATACACAATAGATTTGGTTTAACTTCTGGTAAAGATGGTCAAGTTATATCTTTAAGCCCTAATTGGGTATCCGGAACTATATCTGTAGAGGTAATAATTTAATGTCAACTTTATTAAATGATAATGACGTAGCCCTTCAATCGGCACCTTATAGGGATAAAACTAGTTTAGTAACTGTAACTGCAAGTGCTACAAACTTTATCACTGTAAAAAATGGTGGAATAACTACCCCTAGTAGTATAACTCTAACAGCCACACCTAATATTGTATTTAGTGCAGCGGCATCTTTTAGTTGGAGTTTTGCTTTAAATACTGCCCCTACTGATTTTAGAGCTTTTGACGGGTCTTTGATACAAGGAACTACAACGTTCGGAGGATCAGGAACAAGCGTTAGCAAAGCTGGAACATATACTAATTTAGTGCCTTTAAGTACAAGCGGTACAGGTACTGGAGCAAAATTTGTAATTACAAAAATAAATACAAGTAGCTCTTATTCAGGAAATATTAGTGTAACTATTATTAACTCTGGAGTTGGTTATAAAACTGGAGATACAATAACTATCTCTGGGGGTTTTCTTGGTGGAGCACTAGGAACAAATAATTTAGTACTTCAAGTAGGTGGTTCAGTAACTACAGAAACCGGTACTAATACTAAAGAAATAACTGCACAAACAGTTAATTCTTTAGTAGGTGAAACAAAAGCTACCTCTGTACAGTTCAGATGTGCAGTAAGTGAAAATTTTATTGATACCGCATACGGGTACTCCTTAGTAACCTATAGTCTAGAACAAGCTAATGCAGACTCTGTTAATATTGAGCTTACTAGAACTAATGGAATAGTAAACGCTACTACCACTGGCATAATAAATAATTATAATGATAGTGGCACCACAATCACAGTCGTAAGAGCAGGTACACAATTAGCTTATAGTGCATCAGGCGGCAATTTAGTAGGAATATCTTTACCTAATAGTTTCAGTGTTGAAATTGTTACAGATACTGGTATAGATTCAACTGTGCCTTATAGAACGGTAGGTCCGACTACTAATACTGCAACTTCTTGGACTCTGAGTGGGATAACCTTACTAACAGCAGATTCAGTAACAGTAACATTTTTAGTTACTGTATATGATGCATCAGGAATTAAAACTTTAGGTATCTTTAAAACTTTAACAATAACTAAAGTCTCCAGCGGAGTAGATGGAGACCCTGCAATAGTTTATTTTATAGATCTAAGTGCTCCAGTAATAACAAAAAGCACATCTAGTAAATTTATAAATGGTGTACATCAACAAATAAAAGTATACGGAAAAAAGACAGTAGGTACAGGTACTTATAGTATATATGGATTTCTAACAGTAACAGGAGATCTAGAAACAGAATCGGCCACAGCTTTTGCTTCTACTAGTAATGGTTATACTACAACTATAACTAATACTTCTGAAAATAGTTTATATACAATCAGATTATATGATAGAGCAGATAGAACTAGTGCATTTGCACAACTGCTAGATACTCAAACAGTACCAGTAGTATTTAATGGATCTAATGCACTTACTGCTACAATTAGTAATGACTCGGCCCCAGTTTCTGTAAGCTATACAGGTACAGTAATATCTGGAGGATATGATGGAACAGGTACATCAATACGAGTTTATGAAGGTGCAGAAGAATTAACTTTTGATACCGTTGGTAGTAGTAGAGGAACTTACACTGTAACAGCCACAGGAACTGGAGTTAATCCTGGTAGTATAAGCAGAGCAGTTAATGCTCTGCATGCTATAACTGGGAATGTTTCTGCTTTAGCAGTAGATCAAGCAACAGTTACGTATACTATAACTGGTACAAGTAAAACTGGTACGCCTTTTACACTTTCTAAACTACAAAGTATTAACAAAACTTACCCAGGCGCAGATGCTTTATTTAATTATTTAGATATATCAGCTAATGTAATAACTAAAAATGCTGATAAGGCCACGACAGATGGTGCCCATAGCGTAGTAATAATTACAGGTAAGCAGACCATAGGTAATGCAGCGCCTATTATTACAGGATTTGTAACATTTACTGCAAGTTTATTAGTACTTTCTGTAAACTCTAATGCAGTATTTCTAAGCGGTGTTAGTACTTTAGCAATTAATACTCCTATAATATTTTCTGGTATAGGGATGCCTCCTCAAATAACAGTAGGTACTACATATTATATTAAAACAATAGATCTCGTAACTAAGTCAATTACCTTATCTAGTTCACTTGGCGGGGCTGTTCTAAACTTAAGTAATACGGGCAATTTAACAGCTGCGTATGCACAGTCAGAAGCTACCTCAGCTACTGCTAATAGTATTATAGGTGCAATACCTAATGATGCTGGAGCATATAGTTATATAGCTAGACTATACAATAATGCAACTAAAACAACATTGTTTGATTTTGAGGAACTACTGGTATTATTTAAAGGATCTAATGCAGTAGTAGCAAACCTTAGTAACGATTCTGCTCACATTTCATGTAATGACCTAGGAGTTCCTAATACGGGCGGATTTGGTAATACTAGTACGCTAATACAGGTATTTGATGGTACTAGTGAGCTAGTGTACAACGGAGTAGGTACTACAGACGGAACTTACAAGGTTACAGCAGTTGGAACAAGTGTTACACCAGGAGCAATAACAGCTAGCGGTGTCTCAGCAATAACAGCAATAGCTAGTAACATAACTAATAATTTAGCTAGTATTGCTTTTACAATTACTGGTAAATCATTAAGTGGCATAAATATAACCTTAACCAAAATTCAAACATTAGTTAAGCAAATTAATGGTAAAAATGGTGACAATGGTGTAACATTCAAAACAGCCATAATTACTGCAGCAGGTTGGAGTACTAGTAGTACACCGCCTGCTTTAACAGGAACTTTTAACTATACCTGGAGTACACAAGTGCTTACAGCAGGCTCTGGAAGTACTACTGTATATCCAGCAGGATATTATACAGATGCTCCTGCAGTTTCAGGCAGTGGCTATGTACTACATAGTGTAATGGTAACAATATCTGCCCCTAGTACTGAAGTTACTACATTTAATATTCCTTGGAGCTCAGGAAAAACTAACAGGCTTGGGTATAAAGAAGACGGCGGAATAGGTCCAGTTGGAGATTCGGCCAGAACAGTTTATGTTGTAAATACAAGCTCAACTCCTCCAGCAATACCTACAGCAGGTGCAGGAGATGTAGTACCTACATCAAGTGCCGGTACCTGGTCTTTTAACTCTACTAGCGTATTAGCTGCAGGCCAGTTTATGTATCAGTGTGATGGTACATATAAGCCGTTACCCAGCCCGGGAGTTACAACTTGGAGAGCACCTTACTTAAGTAATTTAAAAGTTGGCAGCTTATCAGCAATTACTGCAAATCTTGGTCATATTATTGCTGGTTCAATAAATATTGGACCAGATAAGTTCACAGTAGATACTAGCGGTAATGTAAAAATTAGGGGAACGGGTACAGGTAGGATGGAGATTACTAATGAAGCTATAAAAGTTTTTGATAGTACAGGATCTTTAAGGGTTCAATTAGGAAATCTTGACGTGTAATTAAAGGAATAGTATGGCGTATGGATTATCGTTTTTTAAAGGTTTGACTACTGGGTTTGATGATTGGATAGCAACCAGAAACACAGATAGTCCGGCTTTAAAAGCTCAGTACCTGGCAGAGCAGGTTGAAGATAACACAGGAATAACTTCAACTAGAGCACAGGTAATAGATGCTTTTTTAGCTAATAATATTAGTCCCATAGTTCCTACTAATGCAGAAATACGTGGCTGGATGATTAGTGGTTTAAGTACTTTTAATTCGTATTATAATAATCTTTATTATAGCGGTCCAGCTTCCTGGCAAGTACAAATTATTGCAGACAGAGTGTTTCAAAATAGCATTATATCTCCATTAACTGCAAGACAAGAAGCTAACCAAAATGGGTCGCCATCAGAATCTACACAAAGTACTACGGGATTTAATAAAACAGCGTTCTTATTAGGAATAGATAATGGTACTATAACTGAAGATGTTACAGGAAATACAGCAGTATTATGTGTAAATCCTTTAGAAAGAACTGAAACATTTTATCAAACTTTTCCTAGACCTAACTATCTAGGTACAGTAGGATACAATGGGGCTAACTCACTTACTCAAGTATGGGGCGGGGACTTTATAATTCCTCAAAACACCAACTGGTGTGCTGAAGCGTGGATATACCCTACTAGATTCGGTGGGGGTATCCTAGGATCAGGAGACTATGGTCCAGGGTCATGGCAACTATTTCATAATCAATCCAATGGAGTTATACAGTTAATTTCAGAAGTTATTGCTCCAGTTAATAGAACATTTACTACTTGGTGGTGGAGTAGTAGTATTCTTTCAATATATGGAACATTTCCACCTCCAGGACTTGTTGTAGGTACTCAAATTACTCCTCCCGCTGCTTACGGAGCTTTAGTTCCTATGTATGTAACTGGCATAGATTATGAAAGTAATTATATAACTGTAACCCCAGTATTTATAGGAGGCTCGTTAGATGAAGACGGTAATCCTACTAATTATAAAAGAACATTCATATCAGAGTTAGATAGTAATGGTGAACCACTGCCTACTGTATTTCCAGATGAATTTAAGTTTACATATGTAACAAATGAGGTTACCACTAGTTATATGGACTCAGGAGCTAGAACTGCACCTACATATACTTGGACTCATGTTGCAGCTAGTTTAACTGGTACTACACTACGAATATTTGTAAATGGAATAGTATCTGCTACAAAAACTATTGCTCCTACTGTATTTAGACCGAATAGAATAGATCAATCTTACTATATAGGAGTTCATGAAAAAAGTTCAGCTTCACCTATATATTTCCAAGGATATATATCTAGTCCTAGATTAGTAAATGGAAAAGCTATTTATACAGGTAATTTCTCACCTAGTAGTAAAGCTCCGGGAACTAGTAGAATAAATGTAATAAAAGCGTTTGCTAATAATTTAGCTGGGCCAGTAGTTCCCTCAGAACGAGACATACAGTACTGGATGTTTAAAGGTTTTGACTACGGTACCCTACAGTTTAGTAGTACTGACGTAACTTGGAATCAAGTAGATGCCTTTTACAAATTAGCAAATACTAATGTGTCAAACACTTATGCTTCGTGTGTAGGCAGAGAAATGCTAGTTACTCAAATATTAGTGGGTACTCCGGATTTCAACAAAGCTTTTTATGCAAACACTATATATACTAATGCCAGTGGTTCTATATATATAACTGGTGCAAATGTGGACACCTATATAATGGTGCTGATGCGATGACAACTTATGGATTTTTAGCTACAAATGGAAATAGTCAAGTACTAATATCAAGTAAGACAAAAAATTTACACTTTTTAGGTAAGGCAAAGTACGCATATGCTGCACAAGCTACAAATAGTTACGGTGGTATTAGACGTTTTGTTTATAGGATAAATTGTATTACAACACCAGTTCCTTTTTTTACTACACCTACTCCAGAAAGTTACGCAATTTTACGCATGACTTTAGTAGCAGCAGATACTTGGGAAATAGAAATAATTAAATCAGGTTACAGTGATGTAAAGCCAGAAGTTTATGTGTTTACAGAAGCCAATGGACAAATTACTCCAAATACTTCTTACGGTATGAAAGTATTAAATGAAACATCTGGAGTAACTTATGATTCCAGACTTAGGCCTTTAATTGTAAAAGCCGGAGCATCTATATCTCAGCCATATGATCCAATCCCAAACGCACCTCCTCCAGGAGCATTAGATCCCTCAGAGTGTAGAACTGATGCCGGACCCTATCTTGCACCAACAGCTGCTACTAGCATAGGTATAACCAATGTAGCATCTTTAGTAAAACCTATAGTAAATTATCAATCTATATCTCAAGCTCAAAGACAATTCTGGGTAAGTATGGTTTCAAAAACCGGATTCTTTGTTAGACAAACATATGTTCGCAGGAGCGATTACTGGGTATTTTGCAGAGGGGGAGTATCTATGGCACAAGTAGGATCTACTCTTAATGTAACCAGTGGTTGGGTAGCAGTAGATTACTCTTGTAATTGGACCTATTCAAAAGAAAGTTCGATTCTAGGTGTAGGTTTTGGTGCAAAAACTAGAACAGGCGGTACATGGCCTTTTGAAAATCAGTCAATAAATATGGATCCAGTAAGTTTTATAGTTTCTGACGGTGCCTTATATGATTAAACCTTTTACTATTTTAGCAACCAAAGATGAACCGAATTTTGGAACTTTAGTAAGCTATACTATATCAGATAGAGCTTATGTAGACCAAGAAGATTATAAAGGTATACAAACTTCAGTGTTAACCTCTAGTGTATTAGTTCCGCACGGAGAAGACATAGATACATATTTACTTAACTACTTAATACGATGTGAATGGATTAAGTTATGAATTATTTGTCAGTAGAAACTTCAGAAGGCTTAGTAAAATATTACTTAGCGGGTACTGAAAAATTCAAAGAAATAACCGCAATCGTAGAATCTAAATATAATAATTTGGGTTCTACTAAGTGGGAATTACTTAGTGAACCTACTTATAATAGTATTTTAGAAGATCAAGTAGTAACTGCTATATATAAATCATCTAGCCCCTACTTAGATCATCTAGACCCTATTAAAGTAAGTCGAAAATATTTATTAAATAAACAACATATTTATGAAAAAGTATATACACTTTTAACTGATATACCTTCTGAATTTGAACTACCAGAAAATTCTAAAGCATTAGCTAAAGGATATTTACTAAATATTTACGGACAGCCTGGTGATGAAGATTATTCTAATTACATAGATATATACTTCTCATGTACGAACCATGCAAACGTAGAAGCTTTTGCAGAGAAAAAACTTACAGTTGGTAGTTATTCAAATTACTACTGTATAACTTTTAACGGTACTACTAAAGAACGATTAAAAGTAAAAAATTATTGTTTTGATACACAAAATAGTTTATCAAACTGGGATGAATATTGGACCGCTGAGTGTGAAGATAGAAATATAGATATTTCTACATAGCTTTCCTAAAATTTATAGAGGAATAAAATGGCATCGAATAATCTTAGAATAATCTATAATAATATTCTAGATCTACCTACAACCATTATAACGGCATCAAGTAGCGCCACAGGCACTGCCACATCCCTTAGTAATTTAAAGTTAGATTCTAAATCTCAAGTATGGAGATCAGCCACTACAGGAGTAGTAAACCCTAGTGGTTTATACACTACAAGAGTTAATATAGTAGTGTCTTTTACCCAAGCTATTATAGGTGGCGTAATGTTACCTTTCTGTAACTTATCATCTGCTGCAAAAATCAGAGTTCGTGGGTATACAGGAACAGCTCCCACAACTGGTGCAGCCACTAATACTCCTACCTCTGTGGCAGCAGGTACTTTAGTACATGATAGTACTAAAATATTTTCATGCCCTTATCAAACTTTTGGCTTATGGAATTGGGGTAGTTTACCACTAGGAGTAAATAGTTATTCCTATGGCGGAGGAACTTATGGTAGAGTTTGGATGCCCACACAATTAGCTTGTACTAGTTTATTAATTGAGATAGAAGATACTGAGTGCCCTAATCCATACATAGAAATATCAAGGATTATTACTGGATCTTATTGGTCTCCTAAGTACAATACTTCTTTCGGACTATCAACAGGTAGCCAAGATTTAAGTAAACATCAGCGTAGTGAGTCTGGTGACTTAATTACAAATAGAGGTATTCGTTATCGTAACATGAGATTTGACTTAACATGGTTACCTCCAGAAGATAGACTAGAATTTACAAGAATACTTAGAGGAAATGGATTACCAAGACCTTTATTTATAAGTTTATTTCCAAATAACTCAGAAGATTTTGAAAAAGAACAATCACATCAGATTTATGGAAAATTATCACAACTTTCTGATATAACACATCCTATTTTTGAAATCTACAGTACAAGTATTGACATAGAGGAGATTTAAATGGCAACTCAGGCTTTTTATGTTGGCCAAAATGATTATTTAACAGCTCTAAATGTTTTATATGATGCCACCGTTAGTGGCGGCAAAGCGTTATTTAGTATTGGAGCTAATTCTCCTACTACTTCACCAACTGGTGGTATAAGCTATAATTCGTCTACAGGCGTATTTACTTTTATACCAAAAACCAATGAAATACCTACAATAGTAGGCCAGACAAATAAATACCTATTCACAAACGGATCCACAGTAAGTTGGGGAACAATTACCCCAACACCGCAAAGTAACTGGACCGCTATTACAGCTGCAACTGGTGCTATTCTTAATAAACCTAATTTTGCAACTGTAGCCACAACAGGTAATTACGCAGATTTACTAAATAAACCCACAATAACTACCCTTACAGCTAGTGGTGGTGGTGCTTTATCTATTTTAGGTAATACATTTCGATTTACTCCTGCAGCAGTACCTACATATACTATTAACACAGCTACTCCTAATGGAAATGGTAGCTTAACTCTAACAGGTAGTGTTTTTACATTTACTCCTCCAGTTATTCAAAGTTCTTATAGTTTACCTACCGCAAACACAGCTTTGTTAGGCGGTGTAAAAATTGATGGTATAAGCATTAAGATTACAGCAACTGGAGTAATTTCTGGATTTTCTGGTAACTATGCAGATCTAATAAATAAACCAACAATACCAGCAGCACAAGTTCCCTCAGATTGGAACGCAACTTTTGGTGCTGCGCAAATATTAAATAAACCAGTAATACCAAGTATTACTGGTTTAGCACCTTTATTAAACCCTACTTTTACAGGTACTCCAACAGCACCTACAGCTAGTTTAGCTACTAATAGCACACAGATTGCTACAACAGCATATGTGAGAGGTGAAATTAATGCATTAGCAGCTAGTGCCAATTCAGCACTAGACACTTTAAATGAATTAGCTGCTGCATTAGGAAATGATGCAAATTTTGCTAATACAGTTACTAATCAGCTAGCTTTAAAAGCACCTCTTGCTTCGCCTAATTTTACTGGTACGGTTGACTTTTCTGGAACATCCGCAGTAACTGGTTTAACTAAAGCAATGGTTGGGCTAGGTAATGTTACTAATGAGAGCAAAGCTACAATGTTCACAGCCCCTGTATTTACAGGGGCAACAACAGTAAGTGGACATATAGTACCTAGCACAAATATTGCATATGATCTTGGTTCTGTAACAAATAAATTTAGATCCTTATATTTAAGTAATAATACAATTTACTTAGATGGTTATTCAATTAGTGTTTCTGCTACAGGATCATTACTTATTACCGATACTGCAACTCCAAATTCTGTTCCAGTAGAAGTAGCAAGTGTTGCAGCAGTAACAGCAGCAATATCCACTAGCGTTGGTAATGTTACTAACGAGAGTAAAGCAATTATGTTTACTAATCCTACATTTACTGGTACAGTAAGTGGGGTTACTGCGGGAATGGTAGGTTTAGGAAATGTTACTAACGAGAGTAAGGCTACTATGTTTAGTAACCCTACTTTTACTGGTACGGTAACTGGTATTACCTCTACGATGGTAGGTTTAGGCAATGTTACTAACGAGAGTAAGGCTACTATGTTTAGTAACCCTACTTTTACCGGCACAGTAAGTGGTATTACTCCTGCAATGCTTGCCTTAGAAAATGTTGATAATACATCAGATTTAAACAAACCTATATCTACAGCAGTACAATCAGCCTTAGATAATATTGCTATTACCATTAATAGTATAGATATAGTAGGATTATCTAATATAGTATCTACTAAAGCTGCTATAGATAGCCCTACTTTTACTGGTACAGTGGGAGGTATTACTTCCGTAATGGTTGGCTTAGGTAATGTAGACAATACTTCAGATCTAAATAAACCACTTTCTACAGCAACAATAGCAGCTATAGCCGTAGAAACTGCAAGAGCTCAAGCTGCAGAATCCGCTTTTGTAACTAGTGATAATCCTACTTTTACCGGCACAATAAATGGCATAACTAAAGCAATGATAGGATTGTCTAATGCAGACAATACATCAGATTTAAATAAGCCTATATCTACTGCTACTCAATCAGCCATAACTGCAGAAGAACAAAGAGCACTAGCTGCAGAAGCATTATTAGCCCCACTATTAAATCCTACATTTACAGGTGTAGTAAGTGGTATAACTAAATTAATGGTAGGTTTAGGCAATGCAGATAATACATCAGATTTAGCTAAACCAGTATCGACAGCGACCCAAATAGCAATAACAGTAGAAAGTATAAGAGCACAAGCAGCAGAAGCATTACTAGCACCTTTAGCTAGTCCTACATTTACTGGTACAGTAAGTGGCATTACTTCTGCAATGGTTGGTTTAGGTAATGTTACTAATGAGAGTAAAGCCACTATGTTTACTAGTCCTGTATTCACAGGCACAGTAAGTGGTGTTACCTCTACAATGGTAGGATTAGGTAATGTTACTAATCAGAGTAAAGCTACTATGTTTACTAGCCCTGTATTCACAGGCACAGTAAGTGGCATTACTTCCGCAATGGTTGGTTTAGGCAATGTAGATGATACTTCAGATCTAAACAAGCCAGTATCAGTAGCTACACAAGCCTCCATTATAGCCGAAACAAATAGAGCACTAGCAGCAGAAGCATTATTAGCTCCTATATCTACTACCTATACCAAAACTGAAGTAGATTTAATGGTTAGCCAAGTTAGTTTACTAACTCCTGGTTTAATAGCTAATATTACTCAACTAACAGGATATTTAAACGATAATGCTATATCTATAGGAGATATTGTAACTAGTTTAAATGGTAAAGCTCCAATATACAGCCCTACTTTTACAGGTACAGTAGCTGGTATTACTAAAGCGATGGTTGGACTATCAGATGTAGATAATACTTCAGATGCAAATAAACCAATATCCGTAGCTACTCAAGCAGCTATAGATGCAGAAATAAGTAGAGCGCAAACAGTAGAAGCATTATTAGCAACTAAAGCCAACCCTACTTTTACTGGTGTAATAACTGGTATCACTAAAGCTACTGTAGGATTAGAGAATGTAGATAATACATCTGATTTAGACAAGCCGGTATCTACAGCAACCGCTACAGCTATTGCTGTAGAACGTGATAGAGCTTTGGCAGCAGAAGCAGGTTTTGTAAGTAAAGATAACCCAGTATTTACTGGAACAGCTTCAGGTCTAAATAAAACTACTATAGGTTTAGGAAATGTAGATAATACATCAGACCAAGATAAGCCTGTATCAACAGCAACAGCAACAGCTATAGCCTTTGAAGCTACAAGAGCACAAGCAGCAGAACTTTTATTAGCAGCTAAAGCTACTACATATACTAAATCAGAAGTAGATGCAAAAATTGTAGAAATTGGGGCTATTCCTACAGGATTAGTAGATACACTTGCAGGTCTTGCCCCTAAAATTTCTCCTATATTAACAGGAATACCCTCAGTACCAACAGCAAGTTTAGAAACTCAATTAGATGTACAAAACATTACTGTTACAGCAGGTATAGCTACAGTAAATTTTGCTAGTTTAATTATACCTCCTTTTACTGTAGGTTCTAGCATAACTCTTGTTGGATTTGTTCCGGCCCAAACAACTAGTCCAGTTAATAATGTAAATTCAACATTTACAGTATTAAGTTGCAATGCAACAAATTTAACATTTGCTTTAACAGGCACATACACTAATACAACCTTAGGGGGCATTAGTGGTATTAATCGTTCCAATCAGATCGCTAACTTAGCATATGTAAGTGCAAAAATTGATGCTGTACTTAGTTCCGGCCCTGGTGCTTTAGATACACTAAACGAATTAGCTGCAGCTTTAGGCAACGATGCCAATTTTTCTACTACAGTACTTAATGCATTAGCCCTAAAAGCACCCTTAGCTAATCCTAGTTTTACGGGCACAGTAAGTGGTATTACTAAATCAATGGTTGGTCTAGGTAATGTTGATAATACCTCAGATGCAAATAAACCAGTATCTGTAGCAACGGCAGCAGCCATAGCCGCTGTAACAAGTTCGGCTTCCTTAACAGGATCAGTTGATTTTTCAAATGCTACTTCAGTAACTGGATTAACTAAAACTACTGTTGGTTTAGGCAATGTTGATAATACTTCAGATGCAAATAAACCAGTATCTACAGCACAACAAACAGCCTTAAACTTAAAAGCTAACATAGCGTCTCCAACCTTTACAGGTACCGTAAGTGGAATTACTTCCGCAATGGTTGGTTTAGGTAATGTAGAAAATTTAAATAGAGCTTCTTTATTTACAAGCCCTACAATTACTGGAGTTTTATCTGTATCTGGAACAACTTCTGGGTCTGTTAGAATTCAAGCTCAACCAGACGCTGGTTCAGCAATTTATACGCTACCAGCAACAGCACCATCATCAGATGGTTATGTTTTAAGCAGTAATACTTCAGGATTACTAAGCTGGGCAGCACCTGGATCAGGTCCATCAGGCGCCTCAGGCGCTCAAGGTGGAGCAGGTTATCAAGGTGCCACAGGACCACAAGGTGCCAGTGGATATATTGGAAGTGATGGAGCTACAGGTGCCGCAGGTTCAAATGGAGCTACAGGTGCTTCAGGTATTCAAGGTCCACAAGGCCTTCAAGGTGCCACAGGTATGGGAGCATCTGGAGGTGCGGGATACAATGGTGCTACAGGTCAGGCCGGGTATCAAGGTGCTACAGGTGTAGGCTTTCAAGGAGAATCAGGTGGACCAGGGTATACTGGTGCTACAGGAGCTACTGGATATCAAGGTGCTACAGGTATTCAAGGTGCTACAGGTATTGGATATGCCGGAGCACCAGGATCAACCGGTCCTAAGCGTGAAACCATAGTTTATGAGTTAACAGGCTTCGAAATGCGAGGAGGTATTGTAACACCAGCAATGTATACTACTCCTGACCCTATATTACGTATTAGAACATTTAATGATGGTAATTATCTTACTTTCACTGATGGTGTTAATGGCAGTGGTGCTCTGGGCGTAGATCCTTGGAAAGCGCAATTTTATATTGGTTTAAGTGGTAGTTTAAAATTTAATTTAATATCACTTAACATTAATACAGGCAGTGGTACACACATAGTATACGTTAAACTATATAACTATGTAACAGCTACTTTTATACCTTTTGGAAGTGTTCAGTCTCCGGGCGGGTTTAACCAGTTTGCAATAGAAGTACTAGACTACAACAGTTATAGAAGTATAGATGGTACAATACTAATCGAGCTAAGCCATTCTAGCGAAACTACTGCAAATACTACTCAACTTGAATATCTAACCTTAGCAGATTCAGTTCAAGGCGCACCAGGTAAAACAGGTGCTACAGGAGCCTCAGGACTACAAGGTGTATCAGGATATCAAGGCAGTTCAGGTGTTACAGGTTATCAAGGTGCAACAGGTATTGGATACGCTGGTGAAGCAGGTCCTTCTGGTGGCCAAGGCTATGATGGTGCTACAGGTGCTACAGGATTACCAGGAGCTACCGGTGCAACAGGTACTGCAGGTCCTACAGGACTAACTGGTACTACAGGTGCATCAGGTCTACAAGGCTCAACAGGTGTAACTGGATTTACAGGAACTACAGGAGCTTCAGGTGTTCAAGGTTATGTAGGAGCAACTGGATATGGTTATCAAGGTTCAACTGGTCTTGATGGATTAAATGGAGCCACAGGAGCCAGTGGAGCCACAGGTTATCAAGGAGCAACAGGTGTTGGTGGTATAGGTGCCACAGGTTATCAAGGTGCTACAGGTATTAAAGGTGATTCAGGATTAGGTTTTGCAATAGCAAAAAGTTACCTATCAGTAGCCGCACTTAATGCAGATACTAGCCCAACTGGTATTGTAGCAGGACAATTTGCTATAATTGAAACCACTAGTACTGATAATCCTGAAAATTCAAGATTATACTTATGGAATGGTACTACATATTCTTATGTATCAGATCTATCAGGTGCACAAGGTATAACAGGACCACAAGGCTATATAGGTGCTACAGGTAGTTCAGGTTTTCAAGGTGCTACAGGTATGGGAGCATCTGGTGGTGCGGGTTATCAAGGAGCAACAGGTAGTTCTGGTGTTACAGGTTATCAAGGTGCAACAGGTAGTTCAGGTATTCAAGGATTACAGGGGGCAACTGGTTTAGGTGCTACAGGTGTAACAGGAGTTCAAGGTGCTACAGGAGTTCAAGGTGCTACTGGTCAAGGTGCAACAGGTGGTCCAGGATATCAAGGTGCTACTGGTACAATAGGAGCAACTGGTACAATAGGAGCAACTGGTAGTTCAGGTATTCAAGGCTTACAAGGAGCAACTGGTATAGGTGCTACAGGTGGTCAAGGATATGATGGAGCTACAGGCTTTCAAGGAGCTACCGGATTAGGTGCTACAGGAGGACTAGGTTATCAGGGTGCTACAGGATACGAAGGTGCTACAGGTATTCAAGGTACAATAGGAGCTACAGGAGCCACAGGTTCTGGAGCAACAGGTGCTTCAGGAGCAACAGGATTTACAGGAGCCACTGGTGCTTCAGGTGTTACAGGTTATCAAGGTGCTACAGGAGTTCAAGGTGCAACAGGTGCAGGTGCTACAGGTGCTTCAGGTGTAACAGGTTATCAAGGTGCTACAGGTACTATAGGTGCTACAGGAGCATCAGGATTAAGAGGATCTACAGGTCTAGGAGCAACAGGTACTATAGGTAGTACAGGTGCATCAGGTCTACAAGGTGCTACAGGCTATCAAGGTGCTACCGGCTCAGGTGCCACAGGTGCTTCAGGTGCTACTGGATATCAAGGTAGTTCAGGTGCTACAGGTTATCAAGGCACGACAGGTGTTACAGGGTATACAGGAGCTACTGGTTCAGGTGCTACAGGTGTTACAGGATATCAAGGTGCTACAGGTGCCTCAGGTGTTATAGGTACAATAGGAGCAACAGGAGCTACTGGCTCAGGAGCTACAGGTGCTTCAGGCTATCAAGGTGCTTCAGGTGCTACAGGTACAATAGGAGCAACAGGAGCCTCAGGACTACAAGGTGCTACAGGTGCTGGTGCTACAGGAGCTAGTGGTGCTACAGGATATCAAGGTGCTACAGGTGCTTCAGGTGTTACTGGATATCAAGGTGCTACTGGCTCAGGAGCTACAGGTGCCTCAGGTTTAGACGGTATTGCTGGTCCTACAGGTGCTACAGGTGCTACAGGTATTGGATATAATCCACTTACTTCTACAACTACAGTAACTGTATCTACAGGATCTAAAACCTTTATAGTTAATAGAGATACTAGTCAGTCAGCTTTTGCAGTTGGTCAGTATGTAAGAATGACTGGAACCGGACAAACTATTAATGGAGTTTATTCTAATGTTTTAGAAGGTGTTATAACCAGTTACTCAGGTATTACTTTAGTAATAAATGCCAGTACAGTAATAAGTTCATCAGATGCCTCTGCTACACCTTGGAGTATAACTGCAGCAGCTCCAGCAGGAGCAACAGGTTCTGCTCAATTAATAGAATCAGCCACTGCTCCAGTTAATCCAACCGATGGATTAATGTGGTTAAGCACTAATACTGGTACTCTTAATATCTATTATGCACCAGAAGAAGTTTGGTTAGCGTATTCAGGAGGCGTACCTCCTACTCCAGCAACACTTAATAATGTTACTAATGAAAGTAAAGCTACTATGTTTAGTAGTCCTACTTTTACAGGTACTGTTAACTTACAAGCAACTTCAGAAAAATATACTCCAGCCACTATAGTTTCACAAGCAGTAACTTTAAACTATAACGCAGGAGCGATTTTCTCCCTAGCTAGTTCAACAACTAACATAACACTTAACTTTGTTAATGTTCCAGAAGGTCAGTATATAGCTACTGCAGTTAGTTTGATTATTACACAGGGGTCTATATCCTATATCCCAAATAACATAACAATTAATGGTTCATCTCAAACACTGTTATGGCAAAATCAAGTACCTCCAATAGCAACACCATATAAAACAGAATTAGTAACTCTTGTATTTATAGGTACTGCAACAAGTAATATTTGGACAGTACTAGGTAACTTAACAACTTATGGATAAAAATGCCTAGAATATCATCACTAATCACTAAGGGGTTTAATACTCCTTATGTAGTGCCAGATTACTGGCATATTCCTCAAGGTGCAATTATTATGTATTCTGGAAGCTCAGTACCTAGTCTAACAGGTTGGACTAGGTACTCTGCAGCAGACGGAAAATTTATAAAAGGCACTGCAACACAGTCTGAAATAGGTACAGTAACACCAAATAATAACGATCAGCTAGGTGCCGGCGGAACAACTACAGGTAGTGCTGGGTATCACTCAGGCCCTTTAACTATAGTTAAAGAAAACGGCATCGCTAATCCACAAAATTCAACAGTAATGTCATATACTCTAGGTGGGGGCAGTCACGCACATTCTTTGTTCTATAGCCTAGGTGCCGGAACTGATTTAAATCCTCCAAGTACAGACTATATATTATTAGAAGCTACTCAGGATCAAGAATATTTTCCTGCTAATGCAATAATTAGTAAAGCTACTCAAATAACAGGAAGTACAAAAGAGTTATCAATAAATCAAAACAGATATATAAGAGGTGGATCAACATATGCTAATAACTATGCTACACAGCGTAGTATATCTGGATTTACTGATCAACAAGGTAGTCACACTCATGGACCAACAAGTTTTCTTGGAAGTACTTTTGCTAGTGGAACAAATACCTTAGCTTTTAGAGCTGAAAATAGCAGTTCAGGATTATCTCACTCGCACAGCCTTTCCGGAACCATAACGGGTGCTACACTTCTAGGAACGTTACTAAAACTCTGGAAATTAGGTTCTAAAATGACTGCTGAAGATAACATAATAGTTATGTATACAGGTAATATTGCTAATTTGCCTAGTTATTGGAAAGTATGTAATGGTAGTAATGGTACACCAAATATGGTAGACTTTTTTCTTGGATATTCAAGTGATGAGAATACTGCTCATAATACTTATACTCCTTATAGCGCACCATTTAGTTCAGGAGGTCTAAGTACTGAAGCATGGACTCATTATCATACTAGTGGTCAGGCTTTTAGATTTGGTACTGACACCGCCTACTATCACAGTAGTTTTAGTATGTTTCATTCACATACTTTCTCTAATCCTAATGTTGTAATGTTCCAACCCGACGAAATAAAGTTGTGTTTTATTCAACTTACTAAAACCTTATATTAATATGATACATGAATATATACAAATAGATACCTATAATGACACTGCTAGTTGTAGACTTAATGGCATAACTTGCAGTTTTTCAAGCGCTACTGAGTTTATTACAGCTATTGGTTTCCCTTTTCAAGTAGGCTTATTAAATTGGGAGCCTACTAGATCCCATTGGATAATAGAAAGATTAGGTACTCCACCAACTGTTGTTAGTGGTAGTACTTTAGTAGAGATGATATGGTTAGACGACAATAAATCTGCTATTACAGAATATTGTAGACAATATCACGAAAAACTACCAAAACCTTACGAAGTAACTTTAAGGGATGTTAGAGATGGTACTTTATATATGACTGATTGGGTACTACAACGTCGTCAAGAAGAACAACTTTTAAACTTACCACTAACTTTAACACAAGAAAAGTTTCAAGAAGTATTAATGTATAGGCAAGCATTAAGAGACATGACAAATACATACACTAGTCTAGATACTGCTGTGTGGCCTGTTAGCCCATTGGAGTAATATATGCCAATTTCTTTTCCAGATAATCCCACACTTTACCAAACTACCACAACAGGTGGACAATCCTGGGCTTGGAATGGAGAAGCGTGGGTAAGTTCCGGTAGTTTAAGTGCTTACTACTATGTTCTACCTGATGCAAGCTCAACAACCCTAGGTGGAGTTAGAGTAGGTTCAGGACTATCGTATACATATACTAGCCCTTGGACTGCAACAATAACCGGTATAGGCTCTACCACAGGTTTAGCCGTTAACGATGTAATAACAGCAACTAATAATGTAGGTAGTTTAGGTACTGGAGGTACTTATACTATATTATCTGTACCTAGCTCTACTAGCATAACTTTTAGAGCGGCAGGTGGTACAACTCCTATAGCTGGTTTAGTAACTACTATAACTAAAGGTGGTAGTAATTATGCTTCTGGAACAGTAACCGGAATTGTTGGAGCAAACGGTACTCTTAATGTTATAGGTGGTGCAGTAGGTGCTACAGGATCTAGTGGCCCTCCAGGAGGCTATCAAGGTGCTACAGGTGCTTCAGGTATTCAAGGATTTAATGGTACTAATGGACAACCAGGTTCTACAGGTGACCAAGGTGCTACAGGTGATCAAGGTACAATAGGTGCTACAGGTCAAGGTGCTACAGGTGCTTCAGGTGCTACAGGATATCAAGGTGCTACAGGATATCAAGGTGCTACAGGTGCTACAGGTGCCAGCGGACTGCAAGGTGCTACTGGTCAAGGTGCTACAGGTGCATCAGGAGCAACAGGTACAATAGGTGCCACAGGTGCTAGTGGACTACAAGGTGCCACAGGTCAAGGTGCCACAGGTGCTTCAGGTGTCACAGGATATCAAGGTGCTACAGGATATCAAGGTGCTACAGGTGCTTCAGGTGTCACAGGGTATCAAGGTGCTTCAGGTGCCACAGGTACAATAGGAGCAACAGGTGCCTCTGGACTAACTGGACAAGGTGTACAAGGTCTACAAGGTACTACAGGTGCTACAGGTGTTACAGGATATCAAGGTGCTACTGGTCAAGGTGCCACAGGCGCATCAGGTGCTAGCGGGTATCAAGGTGCTACAGGTGCCTCTGGGCTAATGGGAGCTACAGGAATAGGAACCTCAGGTCCTGCAGGACCCACAGGTAATATTACTAAAAATTACTTATACTCTGGTAGCTTAACTGTTAATACAGGTACTTTACGTTTTTACCTTGCTAACTCAGCTACTCTTACTAAAATAGTTAGTATTCTTCAAACAGCAGGCTCCTCAGACACTACTTTAGTTGTTAAAAAGAATGGTACTGCTATACAAACTATTACAGTTTCTGCTAGTACAACTACTACTACCTCAAATGTTAGTATTGCTCTTTCAGCCCTCGACTACTTAACAGTAGATATTACTGCCGCAGGAACTTCTGCTGCAAACCTTAATATGACTTTTGTTTACGGATAAAATAACATGAATTATAAATCAATTGTCCAACATTTAAACTTTCCTGAGTTTTATCAAACTCGTACTGAATGGGAATATTTATATATAATACCTACAGAAACTTGTCATACGTTACAAGATTTTTGCAATTTAATTACTGAGTACGGTATAAACTGCCAAGAAATAAAAATACACTCTACAGATCAAACCAGTTGGTACGTTATGTTTAAAAAAGGTGGATCTATTAAACCAGATTTTCCAGGTCAAGTTATAGTAGCAGAGTATACAGAAGATCCAGCGGTTGATACTCCTGTTCAACCAGAATTATACGTACCAGCAGAGGTACCTGAAGATACAGCTACCCCTACAGTAGGAACATAAAATGTTTATAAAATTACTTTTTCATACCGGAACTAATCCACAGTATACTTTTAAAATATTAGATTATTTAATTAATCAAAGACCAGCTACAGGTACTAATTTAAAGACTTTGGTAACCGCAGCTAATGCAACTTTAGGTGCACTTATTGATGGAACAAATAGTGCTATATGGAATAGTGGCACAGGTATAACTGCACTTACCAGCAATACTAAATCTGTTTTTTATAAACCTACTACTAGTGCGTGGGCGTATAGCTGGAACATAGAACTTGCTGGATATGATAGGCCCAACAACGATAAACACGTAGTGCAATTTTCAGACCCTGGAGCTTATAATGAATCTTATGGGTCTAGCGCACCTTATGTATATAATTTTTGGAATACTGCAGGTACATCAATCAGCACGCTAACTGGTGAGGCTATAGGTACTATTAATTTTGGTACCTCTACTACAAGTGGCTCAGGCACTTTAACATTAACAAATCAATCTCCTGCTTCTCCAGCTAGTGGTTTTTATGATAGCAGTTTCATGGGTACTAGTTTAACAGGTGCAGTTATGTACATAACTGATAACTGTTTTATGTTTAGTTTTAACGGAGCCGGTGTAAAAAGAGAAAATGGATTTCCTGCAGGCGCACACCTTGACAATACAAGTTACTATAGAGGCATACATTTTGTAGGACAATACACAAGAACAGATCCTTGGAATACTGCTGCTAATAATGTACCACCTTTTGTATGCTCTCAACATGGTAGTCCAAACAAATATGGTATGGGATTTTTAGCTAGTTTAAATCAAGTGTCCGCTTATCAAAATGTTCGCGGTAATAACCCCGGTGTTGCAGCTTTAGTTGCTGATCGTCAATTAGATAATAGCTATAGTAGTACTAATAGTACACAACCTTGGGTAGCAAATAAACCTGTTAATTTTGGTTGTGGTAATAGATTTAACGATTGCTGGGGATTAGGTGAAAGTAATATTGAGCAATACTATAATAGTCAGTTCAATTACAGAGATGGTGCTAATGTTGGGGCTCCTTTAACCAGAACAGCAGGTACAAGGTATCTTTCCAGTGATTTAAAATCTACTAGCTATGCCTTACTACCTCTTACTTGGGCTAATGCCTGGTATAATAATACTGGTGGCAATATATCTGATAAAACTGGTGTATTCTGGTTTAATGGGGACTACTTTCCAGGAGATATATTAACATCAGGTACAAAAACTTATATTTTATGGCCTGGTGCCTTCTCACATACTGAAAGAATAGCACTAGCAGTGCCAAGGGAATAAAAAATGTATATAAGATTAATTTATACTGCGGATAAGAATTTAGAACAACTACTTAGAACACTTGCCTATATTATAAATACTCCCACAATTACTAGTGCCGGAACCCTTAATACTGCTTTATCTAATACAGGTATATTTGCCTCAGATATCGGTTCAGGGTTTGACTCCAGTAATAGTGAAATAATTAGAACTGTAAATTTAAGTAGTACCGTAGCACATATAGCAAAACCTGCTATGAGTAATACTATTAATTTCACACTAGAACAGTCTGTGTATGACGCACCAAGTACTAAATACTACTATCAAATAAACCAAATAAACTACTCAGGTGCTGCCCCAAATGTCATGATGGGAAATGGCTTAACTGGTGGAACAATAACTAGTAGTCAACTACCACAAACTCAAGCTTCAAGCTCAGCTACTGCTGCTGGTACACTATTAAGTTTAGTTAATAGTAGTTTTGATTATGGTCAGCAACAAGCTATAGCAGGTCAAACAAGTTGGCGAGCTTTACATGTATATATAACTGATAAATGTTTTTTGTGGGGTATTAGTGTAGCTGGTGGTCCTACAGGTGTAGGCTGGAGTGGAACATATAATAATAATGGTAATTACACAGTATCAGGTTTAGGTTGCTGGCAATACACTAGATTAGATCATTGGAATACTGATGCAAATGGTATAATACCTGTAGCTGGTGCAAGAATGACAGGTGTAGGTTCAGGAATATATAGTAACAGTAGTCATTGGACTACTGTTACTAATACATCTCCAAGTGGTGGTGCCTATGTTAATTCATACTATAATTTCTTAAAGGTGTTTAATTTAATAAACTATAACCCAACCTCTACTACCGGTAGTTTTACCAGAGAGTTTAACAGATACGTTGCTCACGGATTAGGAGGTATAAGAACCTCAGAAACTAAAGGTCATACAGTTAGTCTAGATCAATCATATACAGGTATGGAAAATGCTGTAACTACAAATAAAAGTATTAGTGTTACTGCTGGTGAAAAAGTAGCTAATGCTACAAATACGGGTATGGCTTTTGCCCTATTACCTCTTACATGGACTATGTCTGGAGGTTCATGTTGGGGAGGTGGAGATATATCTGCTCAGTCGGGGTTTTATATATTTAATGGTGAATATGCTCCAGGAGATACCCTTACATATAGCGGAAAAACATTTATATTGTGGCCAACTAATCTAGGTCCTGTTACTAGTAGGCTTGCAATAGCTGTGCCAAAGGAGTAAGTAGATGGCTGTTATAACTGCTTTTGAACCATACTTACTTCAAACTAGTTCCATAATACCTGTACAGCCTGTTACATTTAATACAATGACTAACAGTAACCCAGTTTTTGTAGCATTAACCCAAACTAACTCAACCATACCAGTAACCCCAATTAACCCTACCCAACAAGTTAATTTTAGAAACGCAAATTTTTCAGGCGGCTCAGCTAGGATTACAGAAGGTTTAACTATTACAGACGCTGGTAATACTATAAATCTAGGAGCTAATGCAACTGTTGAATTATGGTTATGGGCTGACGAACTTCCAACTGCTGCGTCTAATCTTATTATTCCTATTATTGCAAAACGTGATAATACAAGTACTTCACCACCTAACTGGTTATTTCTATACTTTGACAGTAACGGATATTTAACCTTACAAGTATCTTCCGCCTCAGTTGCAGGAGCCTGGGGTTTATCACAAACAGGTACCAGAGGTATTAGTCCTGCAAGATGGAATCATATTGCTATAGTTAGACAAACTACTTCAACTTGGACAGTATATCTTAATGGAGAGTTTTATTTAAGCGGTACTGTTGCAGGAGCTATTAATAATACTACTACTACATTAGTATTAGGAGCAGCAGATAGTACTCGGTCAGTAATTGGTACTATTGGAAGATTAAGTGGCTATATAGATGGTTTAAGAATAAATACTACAACTGCAGTATATACTTCTGCTTTTGCACCTACTTATACTATTGCTCCAACAGTTACTCAAGATGCAAATGTTTACAATAATCCAAGTGCAGCTATTGCGTCAGGTACTGTACTAGTATTCGACCCTCAGTTCGGAGGTACTTTTAGTGATTTAACAGGTACAACAAGAACATTTACTGGAGGATCCACACACTGGTTAACTCCTTTTGAAGGTGCAGTATCTAGCTCAGGCATAGCAAAACAAGTTGATCAAACTAATAAATCAATACCAGTAACCAACATATCTCCGTTTACACAAACTATTGGTGGCGGTGGTACTGTTGTTAGTGCTACTACTTTCACAGAAATGTGGATCTAACTCAGATTCCCGTACTCTAAGTTTTTAGGGGGCGGGAATTTTTTTATCTTGACACTAATAGCCCAACATGGTATAATAGAACAAAATTATAGAGGCGTGCTGAATTTACGCTTAAAATATATTAAAGAAAGCGCCGATTATGGAACCAAATGATTTTAATACGGGTTCAGGCATACTTGTAGGTCTAGGGTTTACTTTAATAAGTATCTCATTTGGCATACAACAATTGGTTAAAGCCTGGAGAAATAACGCAGCTGAGTCAGCTTTAGTAAAAATGATGCAAGAAGAGTTAGCTCGTATGAGTCAACAAAATACTGCTCTTTCTAATGAAATTGGAAATCTACAAACAGAATTAATTCGTTTGAGTCAACAATTAACTGATCTAACTATAGAGAATCAGAAACTACAATTAGAAGTTTCTATTTTGAACAAAGAAATTGCCAGACTACATATACTTATGTCTGGGCCTAATAGTATTGGAGCAAAGAAATGACAACACCTGCAAAAATAAATTTTAAAGTTTATCAAGGCAGTACTTTTTCTGAGGTTCTAAGATGGGAAAGTCCTACAAAAGTATATAAAAATATCTCTGCGATTACTCAAGCAGCTCCAATGGTTATTACTACTACTACAGCACACGGACTACCACCTAACTGGAGAATGAAAGTAACAAATGTGCTCGGTATGACAGATATTAACTCTACCGATAACTATCAAATAGCTACAGATGTTACTTCAACAGCAATTACTATAAACTCAATAAACTCTTTAAGTTATAAGACTTATATAAGTGGTGGTGTAGTAGAATATAATCAACCTGTAGATCTAACAGGATACACTGGTAGGATGCAGATACGATCTGATATTGACAGTGGGACAGTTATTGCAGAACTAACTACTGCTAATGGTGGTGTCTTAATAGATAACACTTTAAAAACTATTACTTTAACCTTACCCGCATTAACTACAACAGGTTTTTTATTTACAACAGCAGTATACGATCTAGAACTAATATCCTCAGGTAACCAAGTAACTCAATTTTGCGGTGGTATTATAACACTGTTCAAAGAGGTAACTAGATGACCACTGAATTTATAGTAATTGAAACAGATAGTACCGAAACCGTATTAAATAATGATATTACTATAGTATTAGTAGACACTAATGTTTTACAAACTGTTATTGTACCAGTTACTGAAATAGTAGCTACACAACGAAAAGTTATTGAAACAGCTTCGTATATATCAGAATCAACAGTAGCCTTACAAACTACTGTACTATCTCCTGTAATTGCTTCAGGAGCACAAGGTCCACAAGGTCCACCAGGTAGAGATGGATCAGCAGTTGCTCAAGGATGGCAAGGTGCTACAGGATCTGAAGGTGCCCCAGGACCTCCAGGAGGGCCTATAGGTGCTACAGGAGCTAGTGGTTTACAAGGCGAAATAGGTGCTACAGGTGCTACAGGTGCAAGTGGTGTTACAGGATTTACAGGTGCTACAGGTGCAAGTGGTGTTACAGGATTTACAGGTGCTACAGGTGCAAGTGGTGTTACAGGATTTACAGGTGCTACAGGTGCAAGTGGTGTTACAGGATTTACAGGTGCCACAGGTAGTTCTGGTATACAAGGTATACAAGGTATACAAGGTTATGTAGGTGCCACAGGTAGTTCTGGTATACAAGGATTTACAGGTGCCACAGGTAGTTCTGGTATACAAGGTATACAAGGTATTCAAGGTTATATAGGTGCTACAGGTAGTTCTGGTATACAGGGCATACAAGGTGCCACAGGTGAAAAAGGTGATTCAGGTCTGGGCTTTTCAATAGCTAAGACTTATATTTCAGTAGCAGCTTTAATGGCCGATACTATACCCACAGGTATTTTAGTAGGTCAATTTGCTATAATTGATACTGGATCAGTAGAAGATCTTGAAACAAATAAATTATATATATGGACAGGTGTAGCTTATAACTATATAAGTGATCTGTCTGGTGCTCAAGGTATTAAAGGTCATACAGGTAGTACGGGTATACAAGGTATACAAGGTTATATAGGTGCTACAGGCAGTACAGGTATACAAGGTATACAAGGTACAACAGGTCCTCAAGGTACAACAGGTCCAATAGGTTATATTGGAGCCACAGGTAGTTCTGGTATACAGGGTATACAAGGAGCAACAGGCCCGCAAGGTATACAAGGTATACAAGGTGCAACAGGCTTGCAAGGTGCAACAGGCCCGCAAGGTGCAACAGGTTTTACTGGTGCAACAGGTTTTTCAAAGATTAGTGAAGCTACAGATGTTGATAAAGATCAACTAAGTGACGGCTCTTTATTAATTTATGATAATAATACGTCCAAGTGGACGACAAAGAAACTATTAGACTCACAATCGGTTGATTGTGGACTATTTTAAAAGGACATATAAATGGCTGCTATTTTAAAAATCAAGCGTGGTCTAACGAGTACTTCGATCCCCACGCTTGCAACAGGTGAACTTGGTTATTCAATGGGCGTTGGCACTAGTGCCAATGGTGGAGACAGGTTATACATAGGTACAGGAGTTGAAACCGCAGGAGCTGCAGCTAGTGTAGTTGCAATTGGTGGTAAATACTTTACTGAATTACTAAAACAAACTCCCGGTATACTCACAGCATCTGCTGCAATTATTGTAGATGCAAATAAAAAGATAGATGAATTATTAGTTGATAATTTATCTTTAAATGGTAATACTTTAAGCACTACAGATACTAACGGAGACTTATATTTAAATCCTAATGGTACAGGTAGAGTTTCAATAGCTAATGCTTTTAAACTACCACGTACAGATGGTACAGCAAATCAAGTTCTAAAAACAGATGGTGCTGGTAATGTAACTTGGGGCAGTGCTGCAGCAAGTGGCGTAACTTCTATTGATGCTAGTGGTGGTACTACAGGATTAACATTCTCTGGTGGGCCAATTACCTCAACCGGTACATTAACCTTAGCTGGTACTCTTGCAGTAGCCAATGGTGGTACTGGAGTAACTACTAAAACAGGTACAGGTTCAGTTGTTCTATCCGATAGCCCAACTTTAGTAACTCCTAATCTTGGTACTCCAACTACTCTAGTCCTTACTAGTGCAACAGGATTACCAGTTGCAACAGGTATCTCAGGATTAGGTGCTGGTGTTGCTACTGCTCTTGCTGCAGCAACTGGAGCCGCAGGTGGATTTATTACTGTTGGTAGTGCATTAGGTACTCCTTCAAGTATTACACTTACAAACGGTACAGGCCTTCCTGTTTCAACAGGTATTTCAGGATTAGGTACTGGAGTTTCTACTGCTCTTGGAATTAATACTGGTAGTGCAGGTGCTTTCCTTGTTGATGGCGGTGCATTAGGTACTCCTTCTTCGGGTACACTTACAAATGCAACAGGTCTTCCAGTTGCAACAGGTATTTCAGGATTAGGTGCAAATGTTGCCTCCTTCTTAGCAACTCCTTCAAGCTCTAACTTAGCTGCAGCACTTACCACAAAAACTGGTACAGGCTCGGTGGTATTTGGAACATCTCCAACTATTACTACTAGCATTGTTGCTGGTGGAGCAAGTTTTGACTTATTAAATACTGTAGCAACTACAGTTAACTTTGCTGGTGCAGCTACTGCCTTAAGTATTGGTGCTATCACTGGCACAACTACTGTTAATAATGATATTGTCTTAAAAGGCACTACAACAGTAGGTGGACACATCTTACCAGATGTTGATTCCGTAACTGATTTAGGTTCTAGTTCTAAACGTTTCCGTACTATATTCTTAAAAGGATCAACTATTGATCTAGGCGGAGCCACAATGTCTGGTTCTGCTGTTGGTGGCGTAACCATGACCAGCCTCAATGGCACCCCTATCGGTGACGTTGTTCAAAGCACTGGTAAATTTACAACTTTAGAGAGTACTGGTAATGTCATAGTTGGTGGTAACTTAACAGTTAACGGAACTCTTACCTCCATCAACACAACAGCAGTTGAAGTTACTGATAAGACACTTGAACTTGGTAAAACAGTTACTCCAACAGAAGTTACTGCTAACGGTTCCGGTATCTTTGTAACAGGCACTAGTGAACACAGTTTCTTATACAACAGTACTACCACAAGCTGGAATTCCTCAGAACACTTAAATATAGCAACAGGTAAAGTATACGCAATTAATGGTGTATCAGTACTTGAAGCAACTACCCTAGGTACATCAGTTACTGGTTCTAGTTTAACTAGTGTTGGTATACTAACAACAGGTACTTGGTCAGCAACTAATATTGCTATGAACAAAGGTGGTACAGGTTCTAGTTTAACAGCAGTTAATGGTGGTATTACTTACTCAACTGGTTCAGCACTAGCTATTAGCGCTGCAGGTACTTCAGGTCAGTTTTTCGTATCAGGTGGAGCAGGTGCCCCAACTTGGACAGATACTATTGATGGTGGAACATATTAATTAAAAAATATATACAGGTGATTTTTCACCTTTTAGATAACTTGCCTTTTTAGGATACTAAATGTCTAATATTGCTCTTAAAAAATCTTCAGTAAGTGGCAGAGTGCCTCTTATTGGAGATCTAGCGTATGGGGAACTTGCGCTTAACTATGCAGATGGATTACTGTATTTTAAAAATTCTGTTAATCAAATAAAAGCTTTTAAGTCTAAAGGATTAGAAGTATCCAGTATTACTGGAACTACTCAAGGCACACCTTTTACAGAAGTAACAAGATTAGTATTTGATGAAGACACAGGGTTTAATTTAACTGAATTGTCTGCTGGCGTAGTTAAGGTTGCATTAGGTTCTACATTTAAAACCTGGAAAATAACAGGGCAAAGTGATTTAGTAGCTGTAGGTGAAGATACCATACAAATTGTAGCTGGTACAGGAATATCTCTTACCACAGATCCAAATTCAGCAATAAAAAAATTAACAATTAGTTCCACTGTCAGCGCAACCACAACAGAATTTGCTTTTCAAAATGTAGGCTTTAACTACTCAGTTACTGGATTTGATGATACTACGTATCCCACACTAACTTTAGTTAGGGGAGAGTTATACTACTTTAATTTTACTAATGTTAACAGCACTCATCCGATTGCATTGAGATTAGACAGCGGTAGTGTTTCTCCAGTACCTGGTACTACAGGAAATAACCCTACTTCAGGGGTTTACGGAAATGGTACAACATCAACAATAGTAGCATATCAAGTACCTCTTGATGCGCCTGCAGTAATATACTATCAATGCGTATTCCACTCTGGAATGATTGGTGAAATTAACATTATTGGTGGTGGTAGTGTAAGATCAACCAGTGTGGTAAGTGCCAACGGTTTCGCAGGAACAGTAGCAACAAGTACTACAACACCAGCTATTACAATTACCACTAGTATAAATGGTATACTAAAAGGTAATGGTACCGCATTATTATCTGCCTCAAGTGGTGTTGATTATGCTCCTGGTACTAGTACACTAGCAACTGGTATTATTAAAAGTACAACTGCTACAGGTGTATTGACAATTGCTGCTGCAGGAACTGACTATCAGGCTCCAATAGGCACAATTACAGGATTAGTTAAAGGTAATGGAGCAAATGCTCTTACTTCTGCTATAGCCGGTACTGATTATCAGATTCCAATAGGCACAATTACAGGATTAGTTAAAGGTAATGGAGCAAATGCCCTTACTGCTGCTATAGCTGGTACTGATTATCAGTCAGCACAGAGTGTTAGTGGTATTGTAAAGTCAAGCGGTACAACCCGTTCAGCAGCAATAAGTGGCGTTGATTATGCCCCTGGTACTAGCACACTAGCAACTGGTATTATTAAAAGTATAACTGCTACAGGTGCATTAACAATTGCTAGTGCAGGGACTGATTATCAAGCTCCAGTGAGTGTTACAGGTATTTTAAAAAGTAGTGGTGTAAGCGGTAATGTTAGTGCGGCTATAGCCGGTACAGATTATCAAACACCTATTACATTAACTACAATTGGATCAAGCGGTGCAGCTAGTTTAATTGGTAATATTTTAAATATACCGCAGTACTCAGGAGGTAGCAGTGGTGGTTTAGCTGATGCATTTAGCACTTTAGCAGTTAATGGGCAAACAAGTTTAGTAGCAACAGGACAATCAACGTTACAAATTGTTGCAGGACCTGGTATTATAATTAATACTAATAACGCAATAAGTCCAAAAAGTTTAACATTAACAAGTACACTTCAAGGGATCAATTTAGATGGCGGACGCCCTGATTCTGTTTATGGTGGTTCACCCTTAATTGATGGTGGGGGAGTAATTTAATGGCAATTCAGGTTCAACTAAGACGCGGCACTGCAGCACAATGGTTTAGTGTCAACCCTATTCTTCAAGAAGGTGAGCTTTGCGTAGAATTAGATACACAAAAGTTTAAGATTGGTAATGGAATATTAGCTTGGAACTCCTTACCGTATGCTTCAGGGCCACTAGGTGCTACTGGTATACAAGGTCCACAAGGTAATGATGGTAACTTTGGCGGTTCATCGTTTGACTATACATTTGTTACTGATACAACAGATAGTGATCCTGGAGTAGGAAAATTAAAACTCAATAATGTTGCACTAAATCTTGCAACAATAATGTGGATTGACGATGTAAGTGATACTGCCGTAGATATTCAGGAATATTTAAGAACTATTGATAATTCTTCTTCTACTATAAAAGGTCACTTTAGAATTTCTAAGAAACTTAATGCTCAGGCATTTGCATTATTCGCAATATCTTCAATTAACGAAGGCGAAGGGTTTTTTCGTATAAATTCTTCTTTTGTTAGTGCAAGTGTTAATAGCCCTTTTGCAAATCTTGATGATGTAATTATTACTTTTGCTAGAACGGGTCTTCAAGGTGCTCAAGGTATTCAAGGTCCTCAAGGTAGTCAAGGTCTTCAGGGTTATTCAGGTGCAACAGGTCCACAAGGTATTCAAGGTATTCAAGGTATTCAAGGTGTCAAAGGTGATCAAGGTATACAAGGACCTATAGGTAACGGATTTCCTTTTATAATCACTACTAGAAATTATACCGCAGATGGTACTACAGCTACATTTGCTGTATCTGCAAATTTAGGAGCTAATAATTTATTAGTAACTGTTAATAATTCAATATTAAGACCCGCTATTGATTATACGGTTTTTAATAATAATATAGGCTTTACAGTAACCCCTACTAATGGAAGTCTAATTGTAATTAGAGAAATGCTTGGTGATGGCCCTCAAGGCGCTACAGGTAATGCCTCAATAGTACCAGGACCTCAAGGCTCCGTAGGACCTCAAGGCGATAACGGAGCAACTGGACCACAGGGTGCTACAGGTGCTCCTTCAATAGTACCAGGTGCTACAGGTACAATAGGTGCCACAGGTACAATAGGTGCCACAGGTATCATAGGGGCAACAGGAGTACAGGGTATTCAAGGACCAATTGGTCCAGTAGGTACTACTCCCTACAGCATGGTAACAGAAGCTTTTACAGCAAATGGAAGTACAAATACTTTTACAATTAATCCTAACTTAACTGCTAATACTATTTTTGTGTTAGTTAATGGTGTAGTATTAAGACCTATTACTGATTATACCGTTTCTGGAACTACTTTAACAATTATTTCTCCGACACTAAATAGTGGAGCTCAGATAGTTGTCCGAGAGCTATTAGGTGACTCAGTAAGTGCTGAATCAATAGCACAAACTGCCACAGATTTAGCAATTGTAATGGCAATTGCACTAGGATAAAATATGGCAACAACATTTATAAATGCAATTTCAAAATCTGTAGGTTCTACTGAAGTAATTAATTTTACTGCTACCGATAAGTCAATTATTATTGGAGGTAATTTAACTAACCTTCTTACTACTTCAGTACCTGTTAGTGTAATACTTCGCAGAGGCATTGAAGATACTTATCTTCAAAAGAATAAACGTATTGAGGCAGGTAATGCTTTTGAAATATTCAAAGGTAATAAACTAGTACTCGCAGCAGGGGATAAATTAATTATCTCTTCTGGCATGGCAGCCAGTATAGACGCTGTATTTTCTATATTACAGGGAGTAGCATAATGGCTGGAACTTTTGAACCAGATACTTTCCTTGATACAGCTACAGAAATAGCTGACAAGGTATTTTACGGTTTTAATTTTAATCCCACAACTGGGAAATTATACGTTGATATTCTGGATGGCAATGAGCCTGTTACTCTGCCTCAACCAGTATATAACATAGATAGAAATCAATACCAAGCATGGTTTTGGTCAAAGAATAGCGTACTATTTTACTGGGGTGACAATAGTACAGTATGGAAAAATAAATTATTAATGAGGCTTCTATAATGGGACAAATTCTTGACTTAGGAAAATTACGCCTATCTTTTCAAGGCAACTGGTCGTCAACTACTATATATGAATATAACGACTGTGTTCGCTACGGTGGTAATGTTTATGTTTACGTGTACCCTGTTAATGAAGCCGGACGTATACCAACTCTTACCAATTTTTGGTCTTTGTTGGTAGAAGGTATAAAATTTACAGGTGTATATAGCGCTTCAACAGCTTATAAAGTTGGTGATGGTATTGCATATGGTGGTAGAGTGTATATTGCTATTGCTGATGGCACTAACAACACCCCTCCTAATCTTACATATTGGTCTCAGTTTGCTGACGGTATTCAATATGAAGCTACCTATTCAGACGCAACTACATACCAAAAAAATGACGTTGTAACATATGGTGGATCAGCATATATATCTAAAATAGATACCACTGGAAATAATCCTATAAATACAACATATTGGGATAAACTAGTAGATGGTATATCTTTTGCAGGAACATGGAGTTCAGCAACAGCTTATGCTGCAGGAAGAATTGTCAGCTATGGTGCTAATACTTTTAAAGCAACCACTAATTCAACTAACCAATTACCTACAGTAGCTAATGGTAGTTTGAATTCCGCATACTGGGAAGTATTTACGGAAGGTTTCCGTACAAAAGGTACTTGGACAACTACTACTGAATACTTTATAAATGATATTGTTATTCGTGGTGGAACAACCTATGTATGTCTTTTAAGACACCAAGCCTCAACTTTTGCCACAGATTTAAGTGCTTCTAGATGGGCCAGATTTGCGAGCGGTATTCAGTGGAAAGCTGCTTGGACAGCTACTACAGTTTATGTTAAAGATGACGTTATTAAAAGTGCAACAGGTAGTGTTTACATAGCTGCTCAAGATCACACTGCTGGTTCAGATTTTACTGTTGATTTTGCAGCTGGTAAATGGCAAGAATTTGTAGTTGGTGCTTCAGATTTATTGCCTGCTCTTGAAGCAGGAGATGCTGGTAGAAGTTTAACAGTTAATGCTGCCGGTAACGGCGTAGACTGGATAGGAGCTACTGAAAGTCTTAATGTAAGATATGTAGCCCCACATGGAACAGACACAGCAGCTAGCGGTAAAAATAAATCTACTCCTTATGCTTCTATTCGATATGCTTGTGATAATATTGGCAATAATGGTGGTACAATTTTTGTTAGTACAGGTATTTATAACGAACAATTACCTATAACAGTTCCAGCAAACGTAGCTATTGTTGGAGATAACCAACGTACTGTAGTTGTTCAGCCTAAATCTGGAAACAGCGATGACGGGTCTGTTTTAAACATTAACTCTTCTATGTTTTTTATGAACGATGGTTCTATTTTAAACAGAATGACGTTTAAGGGTATGACTGGCTGGGTTCCTGGAACTACTGCTGCAGACATTACAACTTCGACTATAAGAGGCGTAGTAGTAAGATTAAATCCTAGTGCCCCTATATTGTTTAAATCTCCTTATGTATTAGAATGTTCTTTTATTGGATCTGGTGCTGTTGCCGCCCTAGTTGATGGCAGTGTTAATGCACAGGGTAATAAGAGTATGATATTCCATGCGTTTACTGTTATTAATGATAATGGTGTAGGTTTTTGGGTAAAAGATGGCGGTAAAGCTGAAATTGTTAGTTGTTTTACTTACTATAACTATTTTGGATACAGTGCTAGCGGTGGTGGATTTATTCGCTCACTTAATGGTAACAACAGCTACGGGACCTGGGGAGCAACCAGCCGAGGATTTTTAGCAGGTGAAACACCTGTAACTGGTAGTGTATTTGGGCAACAAATAAACTTCTTGTACCAAGGCGGCAACATTGCAGTAGGCGATACAGTTACTAATACTGCTACAGCTGCTACAGCCACAGTAACTAATGTACAGGCTAATGCTAATAAAGTTTATGTTACTGGTGCTAGTGGAACATTTACACTAGGTAATCCACTAACATTTACAAGTGGCGGTACGGGTGTTGTAAGTGCCGGTGCTTTAGAGGATCAAAAAGGATTTATACTAGTAGTAACAGGTTTAGCTACTTTACCTAATCCTGGAGCCTCTATTACTATTGCAGGCGATACAATTAGTTATGTTATACAAAGTGTAACAGGTACTTATGTAGACGCTACAAGTAAAATAGCTATAGTATTAGCTCAAGAAAAACCCACTGGAAGTCCAAGTGGTTCTTCTGTTACAATAAGATATAAATATTCACAAATTCGTTTAACAGGACATGACTTTTTAAGTATTGGTACGGGTGGAACAACTACTACTAATTATCCAAATACTCCTACTCAACCAAGTGCTCAAGGTAATGAAGTTGATGAGGCATACCCTGGTCGTGTTTACTTTGTGTCTACTGACCAAGATGGTAATTTCCGCGTAGGTGAGTACTTCCGTATTGATCAAGCCACTGGTAGAGCAACTCTAAATGCTAGTGCCTTTGATTTAGCAGGTTTAACTAGTTTAAAACTAGGATCAATTGGAGCACAGTTAGGAGAACTAATTAATGAGTTTTCAAGTGACGGCACTCTAAGTGGTAATTCGAATACTGCAGTACCTACTGAATTTGCTGTAAAAACTTATGTAGATAATAACGCAGGGGATAAAACTGTTAATTATACCAGTGTCAGTAATGTTGTTTATAGCACTATCAACGGTGCTCCAAGAGTAACCCAGATAGCAGATACTACTGGCGTTACTATTAGTAATGTTACTTATGATATCATTGGTCTAGTGATACCACAAACTGTAGTAAAAACTTACCAAGAAGTAAAACAAGGGGTTACAAAATCAGTTACCCTTACATACAATGATGCTGATTCTAGCATACGGACTATTACAGTGGTTTAAGGAATTAAATATGTCAGATATATTATTACATAACGCTATCGCTAAAGGAACTAGAGATATGCGTGTAAATCTCTTAGGGGCGCCAACAGAACTTGCACCCCTATTAAATAATCCTAACTGCTATCCTATATGGGCATCTTTGCCACCAAAAATACCTACACCCGCAGGTAATTTGTGCGTATATGATGCAGGTGCGTTTTTTAGAGGTGGAGGTACCTGTACTTGGACAGTACCTGCAGGTATTACAAAGGCACGATTTGAACTTTGGGGTGCTGGAGCAGGTAGCCAAGGAGGCAATTGTTGTAGCCATGGACCAATAGGTAACTCAGGATCTTATGCTAGTGTTTGCATGACGGTTACTCCAGGAACCGCCTATGTGCTATGTGCAGGTGCTGCAAGCACAGTAGTATCATGCTGTGAAGTAAGTTGTGATATTAGTGGATGCCCTAGTTATGTTACTGGTCCAGGTTTAACAAATTTTTGTGCTCTGGGTGGTTGTGCTAATCTGTTGTATACTATGTGCCAAATAGGTAATGTAACAGCCGTTGCTAATAACAGATACGCTGGTCATGGATATGGTTGGGGTAGTACCGGTGTACAGATCTGCGGAGATGGATTTGGTGCTATGCGAAATAGTAGTACTAGGACTTTTGGTGTATTGCGTAGAGACTTTTTACGTGCAACAAGCTTTTTTGGTACTGCTACTAACGCCACAGTTTATGGTCTTAAAAGCCAAAATGCAGCTATGATGGCTCAGTATGATATGTATGGTTGCGTTTGTACATACTCATTACCATTACCAAGTGGAGCAATGAGTCCAATTGTATGCGAGAGCTTTTCCAGCGGTACTTGTCAAGGTAGTCGTTGTGCGGCTTGCCTTGGTTATGCTTTAATTCCTGGGCACGGAGGATGGTGGACTAATATCCAGGGAGGCTCCACAAATGGTACAGGTGATTGGGGTCGCACTGGCATGGTAAAAGTTAGTTGGGCATAAGGTATAAATCATGGAAAAAACTTTAACAATAAAAATACCCAACAAACTTTGGGTAAATGACTTTTCAGAAAATAAAACTGCTGATTTTACATACTCAGGACCAGACAAAGTATGGTTTTTAATTGAAAAAACAGACATTAGCGTATTTGTTAATCCCGTTACACATCTAACAGAACCACAAGTACGTGAAAATGAAGTTGCAGTAGCCGTTGAAATAGCTACTGCAACTGAAGCTGAATTAGCCGCAGCAATTATTTTACAACCAGAGTCAACACCTTATGTATACACTCATACTAAACAAGTAAACTATGATGGAAGCGTATATTATAAAATAGCTAATCCTAAGCTAAAAGATTATTACAGTGTGGCAAGCAGCCCCGTAGGTGATTTATCTTTAGCATTAGTAGCAAAAGATACACTAAATCCTAATCTAATGCCTGCAATAAAGAAACAGCAGCTAATAGAAAAGTACCTAGCAGATCACGAGTTTGATACAGAAGATCGTACAAAAATAGAAGCACTTTTAGTAATTATTTCAGATTATGTAACTAAAAATAGAACAGCGTATCCTTGGGAATTTATTAATATTCCAAATGATATTCCTGAAATACCCCCTGAGCTAATGGCTTTATTTAATACATTACCTCCTGCAGCAGCTTTACCTGCTGAAGTATAAACTTAAGGAACAAAGATGAGTGATATATTAACAAGTTCAGCAATGATTGAAAATCAAAAAACTTTGGTAAACTATTTAAGTTCGCTAGGGGGAAGCGGTTTGCCAACACTAACAACTGATGCTGGTTTTAGAGGTGTTACAGGAACTTTAACAGGTTGGCCTCTTTTACAAACTAAAAATTGGTGTTGTATTCCGCTTAATGCAGGGGTCTCTCTGCCTGTAGATGCTTGGAAATGCTGGGTTAGTCCGAACATTGAAATTCGAACAAATGGTTTTAAAGTATGTAATACTGATGGAAGCTATTGGAGATGCGATGCTAGTTGTACGTGGACCGTACCTGCAGGCGTAACTAGTGCTCAATTTCAAATATGGGGCCCTGGAGGCGGTAATAGTGGGCAATGTTGCTGCGGAGGTGCTCCTTTTGGACCAAGCGGTGCATATATGCTAGCAAAAATGAATGTAACTGCTGGTGACGTGTTTACACTGTGCGCAGGATGTGCATATTGTTGTTATGCTGATCAAACAACTCCAGGACTTAATGGTTCACCTAGTTATATTACTGGCCCAGGCATAAGTATTTGCGCTACAGCTGGTAGAGGGTGTACAAGTTGCTGGTCTAAAGATGTTGGTCAGTTAACAAATGCTAATAATATTTGGTATCCATCGCAGGATGGTTGTGCTGCTACCTCGTGCTCAGGATTTAATTTCTGTTGGGATACTAGTGATGACAACAACTATGTGCCTCATGCTTTCTCCGAAAACGCTCAGTGGTGTGTAAAATGTGCTGATACAGCCAAAAATCAAACCTACTGGGGCGTACAAGGACTATGGCCTGCAATGGCTCTAGGTTCAAGCATCAGCAGTTGTTTTCATTCAATATCTACACCCGTGGTTGGCTTTGAAGAGTGTACCCTAGAATTTAATTTCCCTAGTGGTTCTAGTTGTCAAGGTGGAGGATTTGGCGGATGTTATTGGGGTGGTCCTAGTGGAAGCCTTCGTATTCCTGGAGCAGGCGGAATGGCATTAGCAATGGTCGGAGGTGGTGCCGCCATAGGTGGAGATAGTGGACGATTTGGTATGGTTTGTGTTAGTTGGAATTAAAGAAAAACAAAATTAATAATAATTATTTATGAAAAAAGCATTTGTAATAAATGGGGGAGCAGGCAGAGTGTTATGCGCACTGCCTGCTTTAGAATACTATAAAAATAATATCGACAAAGATGTAGTTATTATTGCTGAAGCATGGCCTGAGTTATTTTTACTCAGTCCAACTTTAAGAAATAATGTATATCATGTTGCCCATAAAAATCTTTTTGA